TTTCCCAAGGAATCATATTTTCAATCTCAGTCAATGAATATTTATGAAACTGCATTAAGGCAAAATTAATTCTATAATATGACTCAAGATCCATCTGAGCCATAGTCAACCGAAAAAAGATGTTAATCCCTCAAGAACAACCTCGTTTTCTTTACCAGTTTTCGGATTTTTAACCTTAATAGTATGAGATAGTTTAGGCATTGTTTCAAAGAACTTTTCAATTAATTTAAACTGATTAGTATTCATACTATCAATAAATTCTTGTAGTTCTTTTTTAGTGCAATCAGATGCTGCCCATGCATCTTCATTTGAATAAATTCCCTCAATGCAAGATATAATAATATCAAATGATTTATCAATATTTGATGAACTTTGCTCCGAACCAAAGTCAAAGTTATTCTTAATAAATTGCTCCAATGAAGGATATTTCATTCTCAACACTAATGTTGGATCCAGGTGAATATCAGTGTTATGTTCTGGATCTTTTTGTACTTTAATCTCATCAATATAAATTGTAACTGGAACTTGTGTTACACCATCATCTGCACAAGTAATTATCAATTCAACAGATTCTCCAACAGATTTTCCACGAACATTTAAGAAAATATATTCGATATCAAATGATGGAAGTTCTTCGACTTTGATTCCTTTGGTCAAAATGCAATCTTTCAAAACTTGCTTAATTGCATTAGTAATTTGTTTTGTATCTTGACTCTCTAAAGCAAGAATAAGTACTTTTTCTTCTTTAACTAAAAAAGGTCTATATTTTATTGCTTTTCCAGTAGATGGCAAAACCAATTCATAAGTTGGTGTAGCAATTTTTGGTAAAGGCATGGTTTATATAATTCAGTATCATTATTTATTATGACTTATAATGTTCCAGGATTATATTCATAAACATATCTGGAGTAATTAAAAGTTATGGTAGTTTTTGTTATTGTACTTCCCTCATAAGAAACAGGAATACCAGTTATATTTGTTGGAAAAGCATCTATCATTCTGTAAGTAATAGAAGGAACATTTCCCAATTCACCTCCACTAACCCCTGGACTTTCTTTAAAATTTCTTTCAAATTTGGTAACTGAAATTATTCTTCTATATGTGTTTGGGTATCTAAGTCTAAAAAAGTTCTCTGTTGCTTTTGCATCCCCTTGTCCAATAGTTGTGGTTTCGTAAATCCCAGTATCACGGTAAACAGGATTTATATAATTCATCCACTCTTCAAACAAACGAATGATATCATATTTGTTATCGACATATAATGTAATAGTAAATTCTGGATATACTCTTCTGGTTGGAAATCTTTCAATTACTCCTTGACGACTTCCAGATTCTTCAGAAAAATCAAAAGTTGCTCCAGGTATTGTTGCCTCAGAACAGAAAAAATCAAACTCGGCATTTCTTCCACTATCACTAGTCAATCCTGCTTTAAATAAATGAGTATCAATATTATCATCCGTTACATTTGGATTGTTAGTCAAATGCAAACTAACTTTAAATTGACTTGAAATAGATAAGGAACCAAATAAATCTCTAGCACCAGGAAGTTCGACTCCACCATCTGTTCTAGGTGTAGTCATCTTAATATATAATGGTCCTATTTGGGGAAACCCAGCTCCAGATCCCTCTGACATTTAATAAATACTTGAAGTACCTATACTATGTATGTTTAGCAAAGAGGATAAAAAATACAAACAAGGAAAATTTAAACCAAAATTTCCAAAAAAATATAAAGGTGATCCAACTAATATAATTTACAGATCATCTTATGAACTTAAATTTATGAACTACTGCGATCTCAATGAAAATGTAAATGAGTGGAGATCAGAAGAATTTTTTATCCCTTATAAATCACCAATTGATGGAAAAATCCATAGATATTTTCCTGATTTTTATGTCAAGTATAAAGATAGAGTGTTAATAATAGAAGTCAAACCACAAAAAGATTTAAAAATGCCTCCAACAAATCCTCCAAAAAGAACGAAATCATGGGCATATAGTGTAAAGACTTGGGAAATAAATCAAGCAAAATGGAAGGCAGCTAGAGAATATTGTGAAGATAGAAAATATGAATTCAAAATTCTTACAGAAAAAGATCTAGGAATAGAATTAAAATGATTGCCGAAAATATAAGGTTACAGGCAGGAAGAAAATATAGAAGCACAAACTGGTGGACAGATATGCTTCTTAATGAATTAAGAAATTATCAAAGAAGAGATATCAATCAAATAGATACTTATTTCATTTCTCCTGGTGACTTAGTATTTTTTATGTACAATGCAAAATATCCTCAAAGATATGAATATTGGGATATGCATCCTCTTTCATATGTTATAGAAGTAAATCCAAGAGAAGGATCATTTCTTGGATCAAATTTACATTATTTAAATCCACAATATCGTGGTGGTGTTGCTGAATCTTATCTAAATAAAGGTGGTATTATCAATGCCCCCAAAAAAACTTTGCATAAATACCTCTTCTCAAATGTAATGACAGATTTCTTTAAAGTCCCAAAAAGTGAATGGAGAGAAGTTTCATTACTCCCGACTGAAAAATTTGTCGATAAAAGAGGGCAACCAGTATTTAAAACAAAAGTTTGGGACGCACCTTAATGGCATATCAAACAATTTCCCCAAATCCTTATTATACAAAAAATGGGAAAAATTTTACCTTAGAATATGATTCAAGAACTGGTAGTGTACAATTATATGAAACTGGTTTAACTGCAATAGGAACCTATCCAATATTTACCGATGGGACATTTAGACAAGATTTATTGGATGGTCTTGGAGTAACAAACCAAGAAAGAGACGAATTATATTTAAAAATTCAAAATGATGTAAATTCATCATTCAACTCTGCTGGAGGCACAGCAAACAATAACATACTTCCATCTTTTGCTCAAACGTCTCAAATAGGAACAGCACCAGGAACATCAACCAATCCAATTCCAGGTGCAACAGTATCAGGTGGAGGAGTCGGTGCAGCAGTTAGTTCAATACTTTCTCCTGGAATTGATATAGACGCAGATTTCACAAGTGCTAATGCATATCAAGTTTATGGAGGAACTACAGTATATCCAAAAGATTTACTAAAAGATAGACAAGATACATTACAAATAACTCAATTTGAATATCAAGCACCAAAAGGAGAAATTTTTAGTGGAAGTGTAAATGTTGGAGATCTTTTAACTCAGGGAATACAAAGAGGAACAGCATTAAAAAAACAAATTGGAATTGTCATTCTTCCAATCCCAAGTGGTGTTCAGGATTCAAATAACACTGATTGGGGAGCAGATCAAATGTCCTCATTATCTGCTGCTGCTACTGGTCAAGTTTTAAACACCATGGCATTATCTGCTGTTGGTGGAGCAGCAAACGCAGTAGGACAAGCTTTTGGACTCCCAAACATGGCTCCAGCTGCATTGGCAGGAACTTTATATGGGCAAGCAGGAAATAGTCCAGAAGTACAATCTTTAATAAAAATTGCTGCAGCGTCTCAAATACTAAAACAAGCAGGGGTTGAAGTTTCTCCAGAATCAATTCTGGCAAGAAGTGAAGGAATCGTTCCTAACTCAAATCTAGAATTACTTTTCAATGGACCAACTCTTCGACAGTTTACATTTGCTTACCGAATGAGTCCAAGAAGTGAATCTGAAGCAAAAGATATCAAAAAAATTATTAGATTTTTTAAACAAGGGATGGCAGCAAAAAAACAAAATTCAATAACTGGATCAGGTGCTGCCTCATTATTCTTAGGAACACCAAATGTATTTAAATTACAATATAAAACTGGAAATGAAGAAATATCTGCGTTAAATAAATTTAAAATATGTGCATTAACTGGTTTTTCTGTAAATTATGCCCCAGATGGTCAATGGGCAGCATATGAAAAAGGTCAACCAGTATCGTTAACCATAAATATGAGTTTCCAAGAACTAGAACCAGTATATGAAAGTGATTATAATAATACTGGTGTTCTGATAACTTCAGGTGATAATCCAAAAGTAGAACCAGAGGATGTAGGTTACTAAAATGTCATACTTCAGAGAACTTCCAGATTTAGAATACGTCTCTCCATTTAGAGACAAAACATCTAACACCGATTACATAAAATCAAAAAATATTTTCAAAAGAGTAAAACTCCGTGAAGATATTGCAAAAAATGTAACAGTTTTCAATAGATATACTATTAAGGATAATGAGAGACCCGATCAAGTTGCAAAAAAAGTTTATAATGACGAAAATTTAGATTGGGTAATATTAACAACAAACAATATTACTAATGTAAACGAGGAGTGGCCATTAGATAATAATTCCTTACATAATTACATGTTGGAAAAATATGGTTCAGAAGAGGAAATATATGCACTTCATCATTATGAAACGAATAATATCATAGACAATTATGGAAGGGTAGTTCTTCCTGAAGGATTAATTACCGATAAATCATTTGAATCACCAGAAGCATTCACAACTATAGAAGGATTAAATGAATATCCATTATCTTCATTTCCATCTTCAAATGATAAAATTGTAGTATCAATTAACTTAAACCAAGTTTTAATTTTAACTCGAAATGAAAATGATTTTAGTATTCCTATTGATACATTTGTAGACAAATCAGAAATTACAATTTACGGAAGGGATGTAGAAGTAACAGTAACCATATTCAATACTTTCAATGATTGGCCAGCAAGTTGGGGAGGCATCATCAATGTTAATGCAAGAGCAGGAACTCTTGGGGTAATAGTTGATGATGTTTCAGGAACAAAAGAAATCGAAATACCAGATACTTTATATAAAATTGTAGGTGTGGATGTGAATGGAAAAATTGTTCCTACATTTGTATTCGTAAAAGGAACCCCAGTATAAATAAAAATAAAAAATGGCAGGACCAAAAGCTAATATAAGAATAACATTTAAAAACAAAGGTTATAATGTAACTTATACTGGTGGTGAAGGTGTTAATGAATTTTTGAATCCACTAAAAGAAGTTTCAAATTATGATTATGAGGTAAAATTAAATGAAGAAAAAAGAAATATTTTAATCTTAAAAAACGAATATCTCCCTGTATTTTTAACAGATACAAAAAATATTATGACCTATAATGAATCTTCTCAATTCATAGATAAGAAAACAAAACGTGGATATAATCCAAATCTAAAATAAAAAAAGGAGGGTTTCCCCTCCTAAAAAATCAATCCATTTCAGCTAGTTTAGCAAAATAAGAAAGGGCATCGTCCTCATCTTCATTATCTGCAGATTCACTTTCGGTATTACTATACGAAGGTGATTTTTTATTACTAGTAGAAGTAAAGGAAGAAGATTCAGAATCAGATGAATTTTCATATTCATCCTCTTCATCAAGAGTCTCTGGATCTTGTCTCTTAGTTGTTCCACGAATACCAAGAACATACTCAAGACGTTTCTTCAAATCATCATATGATTTGAATTCTTTTGCATCAACAAATTCATTCAGATTATGAAGAGAATTATAAATTTTCTCCAGTTCATCATCATCAGTGGAAAGTGCAGAAATAGAATCAAATTCTGATTTATCATAATTCCAATATCCCTCAACCTTACGAATTTTCAGTCGGAAATTAGCACCTTTCCAAAAATCAAAAGGATTGATTGGTTCCTCATCATCAAATTCTGGTTTCATTGCGGCAGTGATTTTATCAAAAATCTTCTTGCCGAACTTATAAAGAAATACTTTTCCTTCATTTTCAGGATTTGCGGGATCCTTTATAATGTAAATATTGCTGTAATAAGAAAGTTTTCTCTTACGATCACGAACAATATTTTGATTATCTTTACTACCAGTATTCCAAAGTTCTCGATTAGCCTCACAAACTGGACATGCTTTACCAAGTGTAGTCAGACAGTTATCGATCATCCAACCACCTTGAGATTTAAATGCGTGCGACCAAACCTGAACCCAAGGAAGTTCACAATCTGCAGGTGCAGGTAAGAACCGAATAATAGCAGAACCAGTTCCACCTTTATCCATTGTTGGTTTCCAAAAACGATCATCGTCTTTGGAGGTAGAATCATTCAGTTTTTCTACTTGTTTGATGAGTTTCTCAGTAAGAGAACCCATTTTAGATTGCTTTTTAAGATCTTGAAAAGACATCGTATTCTCCGTATTTAACGTATTGAAGTGTATTTTACTTATTAAGTGTAGCAGGCACTCCCCCTTTAGTCAAGGGTACTTTCGAGATTTTTAATGACTTTTTCCATATTATCAAAAAATACATTCAAACTTTCCCCATGATTTAATCCAAACATTTTTGCAGATTCCATGATTTTATCCTTCATTTCAACTGCTTTTGGATCATCAGACAATGAAAGTCTAAAGATAAACAGTTTTTGCTTTTCCAAAAACTGTTTCATAAGTTCAAGATGCTCTCTTTTTTCCTCTTTACCAAAAAAAGGAAGTCGGAGCATATCATCAAATATCTTTTCTTGCATTTCATCCAATTCAAGTAAAGATTCTCTGACTACTTCTGAATCAAAAAATCCACTCATAATACTATCTCCTTAAGTATTTTTTTGTACTTTGCTACTTCAATATTTATGAAGGGATCATATTTTTTTATTCTTAAACTTACGAAATTCCAAATTGGGTCAGTAATTTTAGAATCGTATTTTTCAACATAATTCAATATTTTATTTAAAATTACCATTGTTTCAAGAGTTATCCCTTTTTGCAAATACTTTTTAAGCAGTTCTGGGTGCTGTCCTTTTTTGCACTTAAAAAGTTCTTCAAAATTATCCTTTCCCATGAAGACCTCAGACTCTGTTTTAAAAAGATAAAACAAACTTTGAGTCTTTTTCAACCACTCTTTATATGTGGTTTCTCCATCTTTAATAATTTCACCTATCCAAAGTGTTTGTGGATCATCACACTCTACAAAATTTGCTACAAAATAATGTTTTATTTCATCGTCAGTTTTTTGACGACTCATACGTTCAAAGAAAAATCTATCTTTTCTTTTATGAAAAGAATCTATTGATGCTCTTGATTTCCCACAATATTTAAAGTAATCATAATTTGGATTTGTAAAATGATTTTTAAAAGCCAAATAAGTTTTATATACATCAAAAGGTGTCACATTTCACAAAGGCAATTTTGCTCTAGTTGTTTTTTTAAGAAAATTTAATTGAACAGCATCATTTTTTAATTTTTCTTTCAAAGGTTTTGAAATTAATTTAGAAACTGTTTCGATTTCTATATTGTTTTCTTCACAATAAGTTACTATTGCATCAATATAATTAATTTTTGATTCCTTTACAATTTTTTCAATATCTTGAGAAAACTTTTGAGAGCATAAAAATTTATTAGTTAATTCCTTTTTTAAATTGTTATTCATACTGACTAATGGTATCTCTAACAAACTCTCTAATATACTCGGTGAGTAATTTAATATATTTTGCTTTGTCATATTCTTCATAAACTATACATTCTCCATTTTCGCAAGACATTAAAATAACAAATTTTTTAACTTTAATTCCAGTCATTTCATAAAGCATACAAGCATATGCCGCACATTGAACAAAGTAATGTTCAATCCATTCAACTGGTTTTGGTTTTTTTGAAGTTTTGAAGTCAATTAT